TGTCGGGGTCTTTCCTCGGAACCTGCGCGCCCGTGTACCAGACGACGTCAATCGTCCCGTCCTTCTCGTTGGCCGTGCTGGCGACCGGCTTTGCATCGGACGCGGCGAAAAACTCAAGCGCCTGATTTGCTTTCATGGTTTGAACCTCTTTTCTACGAGCGATAAATTCGGGAAGGCGAATCCCACGACCGCGAAGCGGGCGTTCCCGAGAACAACTCAGCGATGGCTTCTGCATCGGCATTCGAAGCGGCGGGTACCTTCGTGCCAGCGACGGTGGGCTTCGAACTCGGCGTGCGCTCGTCGCTGGCGGCAGGCTGCTCCTGACCGCGATCCGTCACGTTCCGCGGGTCGCAATCCAGAATGATTTCGAGCTTGTCGAGAATCTTGTTGACGCGCGCGATCTTCTGCAACCGCTCTTCCGGGTCATAGCCGTTGCGCGAGATCGCCTCGAACAGGTCGAGCGTCCCGGTCCTGATCATCTTCAGCTCGGCGGCCGCGTCCTTTACCGGATCGACGCTCTCGAACTTCGGCGCGGTCCACTGTACGGCATGGACAGCGATCTTCGGATCATCGAGCGCCTTCTGCGGAATCTTGCCCTGAAGGATCAACGTATCCACGAAGCGACGCCACACGGGCATGCAGAACAGCGGGATCAGGGTGAGCCAGCGGTACGCCTCCACCGTGTTGCGGAACCCCAGCATGCCGCCCCGCCACGAGGAGTAATTCACCTGCGACATGTCGCCGGTGCCCAGCTCGTACGGCAGACCGATGCCAGCCATGATCCCCTGCAACTCGGTCATCTTGTACTCGCGGTAACCGCCCGCCGCCGGAGGATTGTTGAACTTGATCTCCTGTCCCGGCTTCAGGTACTCGACCATCCCCGGCTGAAAGGTTTCGACGGGTGCTCTCGTGACCGGGTCGGTGCCGGAGATGCCGAGCGGATCGCCCTCGATACCTTCCGGCTGCTGCACGAACGCGGTGACGCACGCCTCTACCTTCTTGCGCACGCGCTCCGCGTCGCAGTAATCGTCGAGGTCTCGCAGCGCCATCATCACGGGCGAAAGCCACGGCACGCCTCGCACCTGGCCGGGCCGGAGCACCCGATAGACGTGCATGATCTGATCGGCCGGCACGGGCTGGCTGATGATTCCGCCGCGCGGATTCAGGATCAGCACGCCACCCGGGTGATAACTGAACAGCCAGTAGGCGGCGCGGCGGCCCATCTCGTCGAACTGAACGCCCTCCATCACATGGCCGTTGATCAGCCCCATCGTTCGGGACTGGTCTAAGAAATCTGCCTCCAGCATTTGAAGCTGTAGAGGAACGCGCAGATTAGAGGCGGCCAGACGCGGGCGAAACCGTACGAGCGCTTCGCCGCTTTCCGCCATCGTGCGAACGGCCAGCGTTTGCATCCCAAAGAAGTCCAGGCGCTGCGGCGTGTCGCAGGCATCCGCGAAGAAAGGCCACTCGGCGTCGATGATCTTGTCGATTGCAGCATTGCCTGTCTTCGCCTTCGGAACGATCCCGGTCCCGACTACATTTCCTGCCAACTCTTCAATTGCGCGCGCCGCATACGGGTTGTTGCGGATCAGATCGCGGCTCCGGTTGCGAAGCCAGATGAGCGAACCCATCAACTCGACGTTGGCGTCCGTCGAGGCGGCGTACCAGCCATGGGCGCGTCGCCCTGCGGTCGCTCCGTCGTAGCTGAACCGTTGCGCGTGCCGATCCAGATAGTCCTGGGTCAGTTCCAGCGCCACGCGGCTCCGCACCCGTTGCAGCGCGCGCTGCGGAGCAACAACGCCGATGGCTTTGTCGAGAAAATTCATTCAGGCTGCCGCTGCTACCCTCACCACCGGTCGTAGAGCGATGGACCACCCGGACCGTCTCCGCGTTTGTGCTGCGCGAGTGTCGTGCGGCTCCCGCTCTTGCCGCTGGCCTGGCGGATGTCCTCTTCGATCTCGGCCTTCGCCATTCGGAGTTCGTCAACGGATCGGTACGTCACCTCGCGCCCGTCCGGGAACCGGACCCGCAACGTGGGATTCCCGAGCGCCTGGTTGATCGCGTCGAGATTCGACTGCAACTGTGGAACCGTCAAAGCCATGTCATCTGCCTCCAAACCAATTGCGGCGCGGTATCCATTGCTCCGCGCGCTCGAACGGCGCAGGGATGCGCACTTCGTTTTCCTGCGGTTCCGCTGGCTCTGGGGGCGGAACATTCGCCGCGACCACCGTCGGCGGAATCGTCTTCGCTCCCTTGCGCCGCGAGCCAGCCATCTTCGCGAAGCGGTCGCAGTGGATGCCCAGCTTCAAACCGCTGGCGTAGAGCGCCTGCAACGCGGCGTAGGCATACACGCGGCAATCGAGCGCTTCGTTCCGCGCGGAAGAAGGCTTCCGCCATTCCTGCTTCGGATAGCCGTTGTGATAACGCGTGAACTTCCGCTCGGCGGTGAGTTGATCGAAGTACTCCTGATCGCGCCCAATCGGGAAGTGGCAGTATCCCGGCCCGACCTCGCCGATCTTCAGCCGGTCGTAGAGCGCCGTCTTCGCTGCATCCACACCGACCATGAAGAATGGCGTCTGGTTCTTCCGGCTAGGCTTGCGGGGCCAGATCGGAGACTCTCCCGCGCGTCCCTTCACCGCGTACACACGACGCGCATAGCGGTCGCGGGTGAAACGCAGCACCGTCGCATCCTTGAACCCGCAATCGATGCACGCGGCCACGATCCGCAGCGTCTGACCGGAGTCGTGCAGATGCTCGGCAAGGAGCAAGCCTTCGAGGTGATCCCATACCTCGTTGCGCATGACGTCGCCAGGGATCACATGGTGCGCAATCGACCAGGACTCCTCGTCGCGGCCCCAGCCCACGATCTCGACTTCGAGGCGGTCGGCCTGCACATCGACGCCCGCCGTGATGAGCGCGACGCCGTCGGGCGCCTCCGCTTCAAATGGCTCGCAGCGATTCCACAACGCCCGTGCATCGGTCGGTACTTCGTGGTTCTCTTCCCACAGTTCCGCGAGGACCGTGTTCATGAACGCCTTGAGCGTCTCGGGCGACTTCTTCGCCGCGACGAACTCGGTGGCAATCGAACCCCACGGGCGCTTCAGCGAGATCAACTGCGAGATGCGGAAGCCCGGAATCTGTGAGGAAGGGTTCTGCGCGCGATACTCGCCACGCTCGACCATCCACGCCTTCTGGTGAGGAGGAATCAACTCGCGGCAACCGCCGCACCGGTACATCGCGTCGTCGGGCAAGTCCTCGGGCCACACCAGACCGGGTCCCGTTCCATCGCCCAGCACGAGCACCTGGTAGTGGCCGCACTTCGGACAGGGTACGAAGAAATCGCGCTGGTCGCTTTCTTTCCATGCCATCTCGATCCGGCTGATGCCTTTGACCGTCGGCGTCGAAGCCATGACGATCTTCGTGTTGTGCTGGAACTCCGCCGTCCGCTGGATCGCTAGGGAAACCGGGTCGCCTTCCGTGCCTGCGCTCGCCGGGTATCGGTCCACCTCATCGAGCAGCGCATAGCGGATCGGCCGCATCGCCAGACCCGACGGCGAAATCGCGCCGGTGAACGTGATGTGTCCCGCGCCATTGACGAACACCTTGTGCAGCGTCGTGTTGTTGGAGTCGCGCGATTTGACGGGCGCGATCTTCCCGCGCAGTGCAGGCGTGCTCCGAAACATAGGAGCCACGCGATCCTTCGAGAGCGCCTTGGCATCCTCAGTGCGCGGTTCGACCACCAGCACCGGACCCGGATCGACATCGGCGATGAAGCCGAGGAAGTTCAGCAGAACCTCGGTCTTCATCATCTGCGCAGCCGACAGCAACACCACCTGGCGGCAGGGGTGGCCGGGGCTGAGCACATCCATCGGCTCGCGCTGATAGGAGCGCGTGCGCCACTGGCCTCGTTCGGCGGACGCGCCGCCGGTGAGGACGCGGTTCTCGTCGGCCCACTGCGAGACCAGAATGTCTCGCGGCGGCAGCATCGCCGCTGCTCCGACTTCGTGAATAGAGAGTGGCGTCATCTTTAAAGACCCGCGTCCGCGACTGACTTACTTACCTTCCGCAGTACCGCTGCAACTTCGGCGGCCAGCATCCGATGAATCGCTTTCTCGTCATCGACGGCGGCGAGCATCGGCGACACGCGATCCGGCATGGCCATCAGCCCGTCCTTGACGATGGACGAAAAGGTCGCGGCGTACTCGGAGGCGCGCACTGCCGGGATCAGCTTGCCAGCGCGCTCCTCGTATTCCAGTTGGGCGGTTCGAGCCGCGAAGCTCTCTTTGACCGCCCGTGCCCGAAGGTACGCAGTAACCGGATCTCCCGATCCCACCGCGGATTCGTGAACCGGCGGGAGGCGATCAGACGATGCGGCGCTCGGCTTATGGATCGTCTGCCCGGCGAACGTGTTCTTCGCCCACTCCTGGTTGGCGCGTTCCGGGTCGATGGTCCCGTCAGCGAGCGTCGTGATCCGCTTGCTGGAGATTGCCTTCTGAACGGCGGTCAGGCTGCACCCGCGCAGCCGCGCGTAGGCTCTGAGAGAAATCCCCATAAATTGTGACTAATCCGCTTGCCTTAGAAGCGCACCGGAGTGATGAATGTGGTGCGGGCACACCCCGCAAACTACTGAATGAAAAGGATTAAGACCATGCGAACCTTCACGATTGAAAACGACAACAACAACATCACCATCCACGCTTCCGACCGCGAGGCCGAAGCCGTCCTTGACGCCGAGCGCTTCGCCTCCGAAGCCGAACTGGCCAGCCTGGCCTCGAACTGGCAGTCGGCCCGCCTCGTAGAGATCTGGAACAGCCTGCCGAGCGCCACACCCGTCAAGAAGTTCACGGATCGCAAGACCGCCGTAAGCCGGATCTGGAAAGCGATACAGGCGCTTGGCGGAGCCCTTCCCTCCACGACCACCGAGCAGCCCGAAGCCGAGCCAGCACCCAGCCCGAAAGCCGAGGTTGCCGCGCCCGAAGCGCCACACGCGCCCGACGTCGCGCCGGAGGAGGCTCCTGCCACCAACGACGCCACCCCGACTGCCAAGACGCCCACGGCCAGCGCGGACGAAAAGCTGCTGCGCCTCCTCGCCCGAACCTTCGCCGGACTTACGCCCGAGCAGACGGAATCGAAGTGGGACGACCTGAAGAGCGCGCTCGCCGCGCGGCCTTCCGTAACAGCCCGCACGCCGGTCGCGAAGTCCGAAGGATCGCGCGAAGGCAGCAAGACGAGCCAGGTGATCGAGATGCTGAAGCGCGAAGGCGGCGCGACTTTGGAAGAGATCATGACCCGGATGGGCTGGCAGAAGCACACCACGCGAGCCCTGCTGAGCGCGGGCGGATCGCTGACGAAGAAACATGGCCTGACCATCGCCAGCGATAAGGTCGGCGACACCCGGACCTACTCCATCAAAGCCTGACTTGAACATGAAACCTTGCCAGCCGCCGGATTCCAAACGTCCGGCGGCTTTTCTCGTTTCGGGAGCAGAATTCACTTGATCCGTTCGGCGAGAAGAGTGATTAATCGTCATGCAAGGAGAACCACTATGAAGAACGCAAAAAAGACCGCCGCAACCGACTACAGCGAGAAAGCCGCGATCTCGCGAGACCTTCTGAAACGAATCGCCGCACGCCTTTCCGACCACCAGACCAGACAGGCGGCAAACCCGAACGACTGGGGTTATGTCGGCGACCTTGGCCGCGTCAACGAAGAGTTGGCTCAGGTGCTCGCAGCCCTCGGCGACCGCAGCGGAGTTGATGAACTGGGACTCAGATATTAGAGGAGGAAGAAGACATGAACGAAATCACCATCTACCGCGACATCGCAGTGCCTGTCGTTGCCAAGATCGTCCACATCCGCAAGATCGGCGGACGCCTGCGCCGCGCCTTCGTCCGCACCTGGGGCGACATCCCCGTCGGCACCCTCAACCGCCTCA